CAGGGTTAGAGAAGGTTTGTTGTCCTAATAAGTAAGCGTAATAGTCGGTGTTTGCCCAATCTTGTCCGTTGTCACCAACTGTGATTTGTTTAAACGCTCCCCATCCTGTAGCCGTTGGGTATTTGAATGAAGGACATGCCCCATTTCTATAACCAATTTTACCTAACACGAATCTATCAGCGTTTGTTCTATGTTCTCTATAGATATCCCATCCGTCAAAACCTCCACGACATAATAACGAGAATTTACGTGCGTATAATCTATAGTACGGATTATCTTCGTTGTCAGGGTCTGAAGTAAATGGTGCAGAACCTACGTAAAACGCTGGTGTACCACTTGTTGAAAAATAGCTCGGTACCTTGATTACAAGTGCATCAATGTCCATATGGAATCCTCTTGTTCGGTATGCCCATTCATCTCCTGAAACGTCTGTACAAACATCTAATGGTAATTGTTTACCTTTATATGTGTAGAAATCAACGTCAAAACCAACCGTATCAGAAATACCAAGATAAGTTCTACGAACATTATCACCATTACTTCTTATGATATCATCAGCACCTGATGATAAACCAAATGGTGGATTGTAAACAATTTCACCTGGAAAATCATATTTTGTTTTATAAATAGGGAATGGAGGACGAACTCCCGCATATTCTCTAAAGTTATATCCTTCGAAACCACAAGGTAACGCGTCTATTGGTGCGTCATCGTTAAGTTCAATCATGACATATTTAGAATTCAATGCGTATTCCCCGTCTAATGTACCAATTTTTTTAGCGATAAAACTATTATCGTTAGGGTCCATAGAACAGTTAGTGAATTTTTCAAGAACTACAGGACTGTTATCCGAGTCAAAGAAATCTCTAATGATTACATCAAAAGTACCATTGTTAAATGAAATGTTAGCTATTGAAATCTTGACTTCAATGTTCGCATCGTCTCCGTCAGCAATTGTTGTAAATTTAAATAAGTTGTACACTTTAGTACCTCTTAATTCAGATACAACCCATGGTGATACAGGTGATTGATATCTTTCAAGATACCAAGCGATTGATGTTGGGTCATTGCCTTGTCTAGCATTTGGTAATGCCGTTAACTCACAACTTAATCCTCTAATAAATCCTTTTCTCCAACCATAAGTTAATAATGCTTGGAATCTTTCTTCAACAAACAACGGAACTACTGTTCTTGGTTTAGCAAAGTTAGATTGTCCAAATACTTTGGAAATATATTTACTATCGGAATTCGATAATGATGTTTCAAAAAAGAATGGGTTACCGTCTTTATCTGTTACGTTAATACCAAATGTTGAGAATGGGTTTTTAGTTACGCCTGAATAAGTTCCTGAACAATCCATTTGTACGTCATGTCCGTCAAAACTGTTATAAGCATTAACCCCACCTGGAACTTCATATACCGCACCATCATCACTACCGTAAGTTGCCAAACCTCTTGAACGTAAAGTCGCTACTACTAAATCATCAAAATCTGTGAAAGCGGTTCCTTTATATATGTAGATTTGTCCTGTTACAGTACCTGTATAACATCTCGTTGGTGTAGGTAATGTTGTTGTTGTTGTTGTTCCTGTTGGTGTTGGGTTACAAGGGTCAGGTGTTGGTGTTGGTGTTGGTAAAGTACTTGTTGTTGTTGTAGTACTAATTACTTCTGTTAAACCTGTGACAATCGACCAAAAAGAGTAACCACTATAAACCGCATTTCCAACATTATCAAATAATGCGTAATACCAAGGGTCGTTTTGTGGTGCCGCGTAATTAATCATACTCTCATCAACATTCTCAACGTCAAATACGTTTGTTTCTGCCGTGAAAATTAGTGATAGTGAATTATATACATCACCTGAAATAGGTCCGTAATAATTAATGTTAGTTGTTTCCGCAATATATGGATTAGTTGCGTTCATAATATCAAAAATTTGATTTGTCATATCTTGATATAATGTACCAGTACTACCATTAAAGTTTTCATACGGTAAATTTAATTTAACCGCAATTTCTGATGGAATAGGTCCTGTAAATGAAATACTATCAACACTATTACTACATCCCGTAAATGGAATTGAGTAACTAATAATGTTATATAAAGTACAATCAAATACACAATTAACAGTTTGACCTGAAATACAATCAAATTCAATTGTTGCTGGATTAACATTCGCCTTTGTAGTGATTGACCAAGACGGACCCGTATCATAACCTGATAAACCTAATACTCTTGTTACAAACAATTGGTTAGACTGTTGTAAGTAAGCCTTTGCGATATACGCCGCTTCATATTTAGGGATTTGTGTGTTTATGAATTTTTCAGGAGAAGTTCCTCCGAAATATGTCGAAAACTCATCGAAGTTTCTGATAAAGATAGGTTCGAAAGCGGGACCTTTTTGAGTCTCACCAACAATACCTAAAGTTGTAACACCCACACTTTGAGCCACAAAACTCAAATCAACTTCAGAGGTATACACTCCAGGAGACACGAATACTTTGTTGTTTGTTGCCATTATTTTTTTTCTTTTAGCTTGTTAATTTATTTTATAGATAAATATTAGAAAAAAAACCAAAATACTTTACTTTGTAGTAAGTATTTATAAATTGGGTAGAATAAATTCTGCCTTTTTTCTACCATGGACGATAAAGTAAAAAAAATAAAGAATCTAAAGATATCAATTGAGGTTCATGATATCCTAAAGACCTATTGTGAAAAGAAGGGAATTAAAATGTATCGATTCTTAGAAAGAATGATAGTTGAGAAGTGTAAGGAAAAACCTGACGTTTACGGTGAGAATTAAATTGGGTTACCAAATAACCTAATTATTGAGTCTATGGTATCGTCTGTTTTAACAATCACAAATTTTAACTTATCATTGGTGTTTATTTGGATTTCTGTTAAATCAGAACCATAATAATCATTGTTAATATAAACGTCAAAACTCTCAACATTAGTTGGAGTCGCAATTATTATATTTGTGGTGTAATCAAATATTTGTGAGTTAACATTATTACCAACGACAAACAATACATCAATTTCATTACCTCCTATATTAATATCTTTCTTAACTCGTCTTTTTGTAGTACTAGTATCAAACTCAACAACTTGTAAAACTCTTGAAACCGCTGGAGAAACCTCAAATTCGTTTTCATCAATTAAAAAACCTAATAAGGTGAACTCGTAACTTTGAATATAAAATTTTCTTTTTTCCAATTCCATAACAGATTCGTCAGAAATATTACCCATAACAATTGGGATATAATGACCTTTAATAACTTGGTAGGCTTGTTTTGAAGCAAATTTCTCTATGACGTTTTTATTGAATTCGTTGATTTCTCTCATTCTGTTACAAACTATTTTAACAGTATATGTAATATCTATAGGAACGGGTTGGGGTATTTTGTATATATCCATACCATTTCTTTGTCCGTCCCATGTCGGTACTTGAGCATAAAAATATTGTCGTCTATTTGGGATATTATAAAGTACCGCGGGGTTTGTTCCAAACTTTACTTCAGGAACTCTTACCGTTGTAATAAATGGTGGTTCAACATTTTTATCAAGATTCTGTAAATTCCACGTCTCAGTAAATTGACTCCAATTCTGTGTTGTTATTAAAATATCAATTGTTGGTATTACCTTACCATCAATAACTGTCTTTAATTCATTTTTAACAAATTCTAAAAATCCCCCATCTAAATCGGCATGCAATAATGATTTTGGAAGAAATGTTCCATCCTTATTAATTTTATCAACTAACTCCCGTCTTCTTGATAGAAGAGTCTTGGATTCGGTTAAAGGAATATGTTTCTTTATTTTTTTAGGTAACGGCATCTTAAAACTTTTTTACTTCGTTAATTACGAATAATTTATTTTTTTGGTTAATCATGTCAACCTCTTTGGCTTTGTATACGGGTTCTTTTGTTCCTTTATAAATAAAACTATCGTATTTGTATGGGTCATATGTAACAATTTTATCTGTTGGCTCCTGTGGTATGTTTTCACAAGGGTATTCACAATAATCAACTAAATCACCAATAACAAATGCGTGAACATTTTTTCTTTTTTCACCTCTAACTCTATCTTTACCCCCTTGTCTAACTCGGAATTCAACATCTTTTAATTTAACATAATCGGCATGTAATATTACTATTGATTTATATGTTACGGAAAAAGTATGTTTATGTAAATTATAATAAACCATAACACGTTTTCCTCGGTAATCTTTTTCAGAATTATCATAACCACATTCATGACAAATATAAGGGTCTTCACCACCATCTGATAAATCCCAAGACCATCCACACTTGTCACAAATTATTTCTTTATTTGTGACAGTTTCAAGAATCATTTTTTTTTGTCTTTCTGTAATTAATATATTCATTAGTTCTTTCTCGAATATTTGAACCCTCTTTTTAGTTTATCATTATACACCGATGATATTATTTTTAAAAATTCAATTCTTGTATAATTAATATCAGGATATCTACTTCTAAATCTTTCACTAACTCTTAGTGTTACCCAATTTTCGTATATCCCAAAATTGTCAGGTTTATTACCTGGACCGCTACGTTTAATATTATTATTCAAATGATGAATAACGTAATCAACAAGGTCACTTATTTCATCTACTCTTCTTAATACTTCTAGTTGAGATTCAGTTATTAGTATTTTCATTATAATCCTCTAAACTCATTATTCACAACCGCAGACGCCATAATCGTTCTATAGAACGGTCTGTAACCCGCATATGTGTGTTTATTATCCGAAATTACCCTTCCATCGTTGTTCACCGTATAATATCTAACCCTATCCTCAGTTTCGTAGTACCCGATATAATCACCAAAACTAATATCAACACCCAACTCATCTAACTGTTTTTGATAAACAGAAACTTTTAAATTACCTGGCTCAAACTGTTCAATTTTAGAACTACCTAAGTTTTTATTCTCAGGGGCCATAATCTGAACATGTCCTTTAAATTCAATAGGGGGTAAAAATTTAATACCATCACTTACAGTTTCTCCGTAAACGCTATCCGTCTTTGTTTTTTGTCTATCTACTCTATATAACACCAATGTGAAGTTCATATCACCATATAACCATTCTTCACCAAGAGATACATCTAAAAAAAAAATCTTCTTCTGAGAAGAATTTTGATAATCTATTTATTGGAACTTTTGTATTATTTGACATATAATTTATGTTTTTTTATGAATTTATGTATTATTTTATTACTACACCCGTGTTTATTTCCTATTTGAATGTAATTTAAACCACTATTTAAATAAGTTATTATATTATTTTTATTTAAATTATAAATGTTGGATTTATCTTTATATATTTTAAATCCTCTAAGTTTCTTATTAATTGTGTTTATCGCACAATTATATAATGAACTTATTTCCTTAACAGTTTTATTTTGAAT